CATAAATACTAAGTATTTGTATCAGTTCGAAGATGGGTTAGATAAAACCACGCAAGAAGGTCAAGATTTTTCTAACATCATACACAAGATTAAGGAGGTTATGCGTACACAGAAGTTCGCAGGGGCAGCGGCAGACCTCCTGAACGCGAATATCATTGCACGTGACTTAGGACTCAAAGATAGCCAAGAACACGACCACAAGAGTTCTGACGGCTCCATGTCTCCTAAGGACGTAGATAGAAAGGTTGTGGAATCGCTGGTTAATAAACTGATTGATTGAGGAATAGATATGTCAAATATAATTTGCCACCATAATGGAAGATACAACTTTTATACGACTATAGCAGATGGGTTTTGCTATGTTAGCTCTCTATCTGTTAAGCAAGTGCAAGAGGTAATAAAAGAGAAGTATGGTCAAGATAGGTTAAACAAACTACCAGATAGACTTGAAAGGGCTCACAAGAACGGTCATTCTGGGATAAGTGATGAGACGCTTCAAGAAATTTTGTGTTGCAACAGAGCAGGAGATAATGAAGAGCATCTAACGTATGATGAATGTATTAGGCGTTATTTGTCATAACGATGCCAATCAAAACGATTGAATGGGAAGGATTAACCAAACAAGAACAGCTAGCACTAGCGGCGGCGGGTGAACATTCCCCGCTTGCCTTCACTGCTTTATGGTTTAATATCACACAAGTCGAGCCATTCCAGACTAACTGGCATCATCACTACTTCAATTATGTAGCTGAGAAAATCTTATCAGGTGAGATTAAGACAGCTATAGTCAATATTCCTCCAGGTGGCACTAAGACAGAATTTTGGTCTATCCACCTTCCTGTGTATTGCATGATTAAGCACGAAAGGGTGCGCATTCTCAATACCAGCTATTCAAAAGACCTTGTAAACGAGAACAGCGAAAGAGCAAGGGCATTAATCAAATCAGCAGAGTTTAAGCAGTTCTATCCATTCGAGATTGGTAAAGACAAGGTAGACGATTGGACAATAGAACAAGATGGAAAAAGAAAGCATCAGATATTCAGCCGGGCATCTGGTGGACAGATTACTGGTGTCCGTGGCGGATATATGGGAAAAGGCTATACCGGGCATGTACAAGCAGACGACTGGGACAAGATAGACGACCTATTCAGCGAGGCAAAGCGCAAGAAGTCACATGTACGCCTGATTAATACGCTTAGAAGTCGCCGCGCTCATAGTGGTACGCCTTTCGTATTTATTCAACAAAGGGGCCATATAGACGACAGCACCGCATTCCTTCTATCCGGTGGGATGGGTCTTAAAGTTGACCTGCATGTAAAAATCCCTGCTCTAATCGATGAAGAGTACATAGAATCGCTGCCAGATGGGATAAAGGAAAGATGCAAACGTGACGTATGCCATACTAAAAAGGCCAATGGTAAGTGGTCTTACTGGCCCGCCAAGGAATCAATAGACGACCTGATAGCATTACAGAAAGCCCATCCGTATACATTCTCAAGCCAGTATGCCCAAGACCCTGAAAGCCTAAGCGGTGGGATATTCGATGCCGATGATTTCCTATTCTATGGTGATGAGGAAGAGGCAGATATACCCAACCCGCCGAAGTTTGAGTATCGGATAATAACAGCAGATACGGCACAAAAGACCAATGAATGGAATGACTGGACTGTGTTTGCTGAATGGGGTATATATCAAAACAAGATATATCGGCTTGCATACTACAGGGCGAGACTGACAGCCAAGGACTTAAGGAAGGATTTTGAAGCATTTGTAAAAGAATCGTTCTCAAAGAATAGCGGTCTTAATGGGAATCTAAGGAAGGTTTTAGTAGAGGACAAATCCAGCGGGACCGGGCTTATCCAGGAGGTTGAAGGAAAGCTACCGATTAAGGTGACTCCTGTTCCAAGGGAAAGAGATAAGGTGACAAGGGGAATGGACACGCAGCCACACCATGCAGACAAGAAGGTGTGTTTACCTTATAATGATAGCTATAATTATGAAATGATTAGCGAAGTAGCGGCATTCAGTCATGATGATAGTCACAAGTTTGACGACCAGGCAGACGTAATGATAGACGCTATTGAGGAAGTATTTATCAAGCCGTTTACGGACAAGAAACCAAGCGCAGGCGTATTAAGAGGCTCAAGGCATGGCAAGAAATAGACAAAACAGGCCAAACACGAACAATCTTGCAACAAAGCAGGATTTAAAAGCAATGGCATCTGATTTAACACAGAGAATCAGGCTTGCCAGTCTTGCCGGTCTTCAATATAACGGCAACCGTGACTTGTATGAGATTCTAGGATATAAGCGAGATATCACGCCGAAAGACTTCCTTGCTATGTATTATCGGGATGATATCGCACAACGTATTGTTGACGCCTTCCCAGCAGCTACATGGAGAAGTGTTCCGGTAATCAAGGAAGATGAGACGGATGAAGAAACAGAGTTTGAAAAAGCCATTGAAGAGCTGATTGATAACAAGAAACTTTGGCATTACTGCGAAAGGGCAGACAAGCTATGCGGTATCGGTCGATACTCAATCATGATTCTAGGTGTAAATGATGGTTCCGACTTATCAAAGCCGCTCACCGATGCAAGCCAACTGAACTGGTTTCTTCCAGTAACAGAAGCCTATGCGGATATCGCCACATGGATTAATGACCCGATTGACCCGCGTTTCGGAATGCCTGAAACCTACAATGTGACTTTCGGCTCAGAAGAGTTTTCAACACAGCCAGCCTTTACAAGGAAAGTCCATCATACCCGAGTTATCCATATTGCTGAGAATCTAGGACAAGATGACGTATATGGCACTCCTCGACTAGAGTCTGTTTACAATCGAATCTATGACCTCCAAAAGGTAGTTGGCGGTAGCGCCGAAATGTTCTGGCTAGGCGCTAGGAACGGGCTTGTATTTGAGGCCGATGATGGTGCGCAGCTTACTGCGGCAGATGTGGACGCACTGGAAGAAGATGCAGAGTCATACCAGCACCAGATTAGACGACTGCTTACCAGCAAGGGCGGTAAGTGGAGAGTAATGGAATCTCAAGTCCCTGACCCTAAGAGTAATTATGAAGTATGTATATCTCTGATTGCAGGGGCAAAGGGTATGCCACAACGTATCCTCACAGGCTCAGAGGCAGGCCAGCTTGCATCAAGTCAGGATGATTCTAACTGGAATGCCCGTATCGATGAGAGAAAGGGTAACTTCGCAGAACCCGTAATTGTCCGCCCTATCATTGACCGACTAATTAAGTTGGGCATTATTCCTGCACCAAAGACAGGGACATATCTAGTAGAGTGGGAAGAATCAGCAGGACTGTCAGAAATGGAGAAAGCTGACATTGCATTGAAGAAATCCCAAGCGCTTGCAACATACTCAAATGCAATCGGTGCAGACTTGATTGTACCGGCAGAGGAGGTACGCGAGAAATGGCTAGGACTTGAACCTGAACCGATGGGCGGATTTGAGCAAGAAGAGTCATTGCAAGAAGAAGAGGTGGACATGGGCGTGGATAATGGTGTATGATTAGATGGAAAATTAACTAAAGGAGTTTGATATGGTAAGAGGGCCAGCAAAAGGATATGTATCAGATGCAAAGCAGGAATATAGGGAAAAAGTCTGGGCGTCATTCCCAGACTACATAGTAGATTACTGTGCAAATGTCAGTGATTGTTATGTTTTGTTAATGCCATCAAGAGAGGGAAAGGAAATAGGCGTTGCTATTGAAAGAGGAATACCAGAGGAAAAAATAATATGTGTTGATGAAAGCCCGGCAATAATAGCTGTATCAGAATGGAGAAAAAAATATCCTAAGTGTAGATTTTACGGGGCAAAAATATCTGAGGTAGGATATAAGTTAAATAAAAATGGAAGAAGGATAATAGCAGCCAATCTAGATTTTTGCAACAATTTTAGCTCTGAATTAATTGCAGAAACAGAAGAATTTATAAATACAGCGCCATTTTATAAAGGGTTTTGTATATCAATCACAATAGCAAAAGGAAGAGAAAACAAGGCGACAACTACGCTGCTTAATATGGTGTTAGGTAGTTATGAATTTATGGAAATAAAAGATAAAAGGGCTAGGGCGCTGTTTTCTGCTATTTATTATAACCTAATAATGGATGGAGATGTATTATTGCTAGGGCAAGGCAGCTATGTACACAATAGAACTCCAATGACATGGCTCTCAATTGGCAATGCAAGGAATGAAGACATGAGGGAGCACTTCAGGGAGTGTGATGCTAAATCAAAAGATATGATTGAAGCATTCGACAGACTTATGCCAAAAATATCTGATGCTTATACCTGCCAAAAAAAGGCAAAAAAAGAAAAAGCTGAGTTAATGAGTGTTTATGAGAAATGGAAGAGAGAGGCAGATAAGTTTGAGCTTCCTAACAATCTTATAAAACATCCAAATATTCATGACCAATACGTATTTAGGAGCCTGATAAACAGGTATTCAGAATACATGGTCGAAGCTTCTAATATTCAATCAAATGTTTTGTATATGGCAAGGCAGCATTAATGTGTAACCATTCATTCCACGCCCACGCAAAACAAGACCCCACAAAGACTCTTACCACAAGGAGGCGGTTTGAGTCTGACGTTGTAAGGCGTTTCAAGAACCTACGAAGAGCAATCCTTAAGCAGATTATTGAGCTTGAAGGATGTGGCAATCTCGGAGAGCCAATCCGTAACCGTGGGCAATTCGACTTTCCACGTTCAGATGAGAAAGTATCCGCCTTTATGGAGTGGTTGCGTCAACAGCAACAGGCAGGGGATATTGATTTAGTCCAACCTGAGCGCCCTAGGATGGGTGCGGTAGATAGAAGATGGGCTAATGTCTATATCGACTCAGCATATCAACAGGGAATCAGACGAGCCAGGGCGGAGCTAAAGAAACAAGGCATTGACGTACCAGACGATACCGAGCCGTCACAAGTCCTTAAAGGGTTTAACAATCCTGTCCATGCTGACCGTGTAGGGCTTATCTATACCCGTGTATACAGTGACTTAAAAGGTATCACGGATGAAATGGACAAGCAGATTAGCCGGGTTTTGGCGCAAGGTATTGCAGAAGGACTTAATCCGCGTGAAATGGCGCGTCAGATTGTCGAGAGAGTTGATAAGATAGGGATTACCCGTGCGCGTACGCTGGCAAGGACAGAGACAGTAAGAGCGCATCATCAGGCAAACATTCAAGAGTTCAAGAACGCAGGGATTGAGGAAGTTGAGGTAGTAGCGGAATGGGTCACGGCTGGAGACGATAGAGTATGTCCTATCTGTGAACCACTTAACGGTAAACTATTTACTATTGATGCCGCCGAGGGATTGTTGCCACGGCACCCGCAATGCCGGTGTGTAGTGACGCCTCGCCTTAGAGAAGATGTAGACCAGCGCAAGATAAGGAAGACTGCATGATTGAGCTAATGCTAGGCGATTGCCTTGAGCGAATGAAAGAAATACCCGACGGTTCGGTTGATGCGATTATTACAGACCCGCCTTATGGAACGATGAAAGAGGCTGACCTAGGAAGGCACAATACGTCTTGGGATGAATGTATTGATATCAATACTATGTTTATTGAGTGCAACCGCGTTCTGAGAACAAATGGCGCTCTTGTATTATTTGGCTATGAGCCATTTACGTCTACATTGATTACAAATCAACACGGGAATATCCCATTTTCATATAGAATGATGTGGCTTAAAGATAATCCCGCGTTCAGTATGTACATAGGGTGCAAGAAAAGGCCAATGTCATATTATGAAGATATAAACGTATTCTTCAAGAAATACGACACATTAGCACAGCATCCTCTTAGGGAGTACACAAAGAAAGTTTTTGATTTTATAGCGAAAACAAAAAAAGACCTATTTAAAGAAATGGGCCATCAAGGCGTATGTCACTTTATGAGACATGACACAATGCAGTTCCAGCTTTGCACAGAAAGCACATATTCTCAACTGTGTGAAATGTACGGAATTGATAAGCAAGAATGGTTTAGAGAATTCGCAGACATTAAAGAGGCAGACGATAAGTTCAAGAAAACTGTTGCGCGAGTATTTAACCTTCCAGAAGGAAAGAAATTCAAAAGCAATGTATTGGAATACCGGAAAGACTACGGAGGCCACCATCCAACACAAAAGCCTGTGGCGTTAATGGAAGACTTGATTAAAACCTACACAAACGAAGACGACACAGTCCTTGACTTCACTATGGGCAGTGGCAGTACTGGAGTAGCGGCAGTAAACACAAACAGAAAATTCATCGGAATCGAGCTAGATGAAGGATATTTTAAGATTGCAGAGCAACGGATTAACGAGGCGCTAAATGACACCAAAAGAACGCGAACAGCTTAAATGGGCAATGGACCTAATCAGGGAAAAGATGGAATCTGAGTTTTTTGGTGAGTTATTAATCAAGTTCCAGGATGGAAGGATAGTGCTAACCGAGATTAAGGAACAGAAAAAGCCTCCTAAGTGTTGACTATGATATTTAGTGGTGTATACTTTGCACTGTGACTAATGCAATTTAAGGAATAGACATGAATGTTAAGCCTGTTACAGAAGTAATTAGAGAGGCAGCCGAAACAATGCACTCATATTCAGAGAGAATGAATAAACTAGCTGACGACATTGAAAGTAGTGGAGATTTATCATCTTGCGGTGAAGCGCTAAATATGATTTCTAACATGTTAGCAAACATAAGAATGGATTTATTTGTTACAAGGCCAATAAGAGAATATGAGAAGGAGCTAAGGTGAACATCGAACAACTACAGAAAGAGAATGATGAACTGAAGGCGTATTTTGAACGCACAAAAGACCTTCTAAATGCAGTTGGCCATGTAGGCGTTGATATTGGTTTCGGAGTTTATGAGTTGGGTAGGACTGAAATTGAGCAGGCTAGAGAACTATTCCATGAAACCCCATCCAAATCCCTCAACCACATCCTTTCTCAAGTAGAGGAAGAGACGATAGAGCGGTGTATAACTTTCGCTAACTCTAACTGGGACATTGTTTTCGGTGATGTATATGACCTTGAGGCGATGCCACGCAAATACAAGGAACAATCTAATGGAGGGGGTGAGTGATGGACAACGATAAAGAAATGCTTGATTTTATGATATTTCATTCTGCAAGAGTTATCCATACGCACGACGGGGACTACTGCCATGTAGAATGGGGTGATCGTGATGGCTCTTATTTTACAGGTGATTATGACTCAGGACGCGAGGCAATATGTGCCGCCATGATTGGAACTTTCTTTGAAAGGTAGAAATCCATGACCAAGATTAAAACATCAGAGCTTAAAGACGAGAAACTGGCATACTGGGCGGCTAGGGCGCAGGGGTGGGAGTTGCATGGTGAATTCGATGGATATATGATCCCTGATAGTTGGTGTATTAAAAGTAAATATGGTTTTCTTGCTGTTGAAGTTATTCATAGTAAAGAAGATTACCGCCCAGACATTAACGGCGGGCAGGCAATGGAGTTGCTAGAGAAGTTTGGTGAAAGGATAGAGTCAATGTTAAGGTTTTGGTTTGGGATATCATCTGAAGAATTTATGGCTCGTGGTGAAAAAAAGGTATGGATATGCCGTGCTGTTGTAGCTTCAGTGCATGGAGAATATGTAGATGATAAATAAATGTTGACAAACCATAACAATAGATTATACTCGGCACTATAAGGCCACTGGACTACCCGGAGCCGCTTCAGAAATGAGGCGGCTTTTTTTATGCCTGAACCGAGACAAGACGAGACACAGACAGAATTTTTGCACCGTTGCATGGGAGACAGCGAGAGTATTGATACCTTCCCTGACCATGAACAACGTGCAGCTTTCTGCTTTTCTCAATGGCGTGAGGCTCAAGATAATATGGAAGCAAACGACCTGAATACAAACAGAGGGTGTTGCAAAAACACTCCAATCATGGCTAATGCTGAGGTGACAGGAAAGACCAAAGTATTTACTCATGAAGGCAAGCAGGTTATGTCAATTCCTGTTGTCGCCATTGTCGAAGGGGTTTTAAACGATTTC